AAGTTAGAACCTTCAAAATCAAAGTCAGTAAAGGTTGAATTTGACCTTAAGTAATCTTTAATGGAGGTTCTAATCTGATCGAAATCCAGATTAGTGAAATCTGTAAAAGCCATTAGTACCTAGTTGGTTGTAATATGAAGTTAATTGCCTGCGTTGGAAGAGGAAGTCCAACAATATCATAAACAATTGTAATATCTAACTCATTATCTTCTGGAAAAATTCCAACATCTACACGTCTGACTGTAACTCTTGGTTCAAAGTTAGAAAGAAGTGTTCTAATTTCTTCTTGAATTGGGTCTACAAGTCCACTATCTGCAAGTTCAAAGAAGTAATTTTCTACATTAGACCCTAACAGTGAGTTAAAAAACCTTTCACCTATTCTTGTTCTAACTAAATTAACAACAGAACGCTTAATTGCATCTTCATTTGTTAATGTTCCGATGTCATTTGTTACAGGGTGCCTTAAGAAAGACAAGCTGATATCTTTAAATCCTCTTGAAATATTCTCTAAAGGCACCTGCAACTACGTAATAAGATACTTTTATTTATTGAGGTTTCCCATAGGTTGGTTCAGTTCCATATTCCCAATCATCATAGTCTTCATCATTACGAATTGTTTCATGAATTTCTGCTTGTTCCTTTAATAAATGCTTATTTCTTGGAACATCATCATGCATAATTTCTTGAATTGTTCTTTTATCAAATTTTGTATCATAATCAGTGACTAAATTTGTAGTCCCCCACATTTGATACATGTAATTTTTGTCTCTATCTACAGGTAAGTTTGCCATTGTGCTCCTAATTCGAGTGAATTAGAACTTTTTAAGGGGTTGCCATCCCTATTTCGTACATAAAATCATCAGAAGTTTCAATTTTTCTTTTATTTTCAACTGAATATTCAGTCAAATCTATTTCATAACCAGGATTTTTTGTAATTCTGTTGCGAATCCAGGCATCATCATACCACAAAATCTTATTATTTGGGTATGCATAGTAATTTCCATTGTCCATTTTGAAAAAATGTGCACATTTATGCTCTGGAGTCTCACTGAAATTGGTATTCAAGGTTGATTTTGATTCCCAAGACCAATCTAGGGTGAACAAATAGACCCCTTCATTCTTTTCGCCCTTGTAATTAATCAATTCTGCACGCAATCCAGCAAGTCTAGACCTTACTTGAACATCAATATAAGGCGAAAAGCAATCCCACCACATACACTCCTCTAATTTTGGCACTGGAGCATCAGGTTTCCAGCAAAATGCATGAATTGGTCTTCTAGTCCAGTTAACGCCATTCTCTAAAAATGCTTCAAAGAGGGGCACATGCTTCTCCAAAGATGCCACTGAGTGAACATCACATAATGTTACCTCACCATGCCCTTCCTTATGATTGTAGAGAAACTCATTTCTTATATAACATGTAAATGTAGGAAGATTGTGATTCAGATATGACATAAACACCTAATAAAAAAGCAGGAGTTTCCTCCTGCTCTATCTATATCAATTACCTTGACCCCTATAACGCTTCTTCCTACCATTCCTTGATGTGGCAGAGAGTTTGGTATTTTGAGAACAACCCTGACGAGTCTTCTTAGGTTTTGACTCAATAACAACTTTATTAGTCAGTGAAGGACGCTTTGCCATAATTAATTTTCCTCTAGATCACCTACACATTCTACCACAAGATCCTCTGGATTGGGAACCCCTGTCTCATAAAACTGTTGAGACAGGTCTTCCATAATTTCCCACAACTCTTCTTGAGAGAGATACTGGTACAGCACCCTCCCATCACAAAGAATTCTAAATGATTCTTGTTTTTTCATGACCTACACGAATCTGTGGATTGCACCAGATTTCAAAACCTGCCTTCTTTGCCTCTAAGCAGAAGGAAACATCCTCACCACACATATCCTGAACATCGCCAGACTCAAAGACCTGCATCTGAGGGGCAAACCAAGGGTACTTCATGTCTGGGTGCTCAAATACACCATGCTTAACCAGAACCCAACCAAAGCCTGTGTAATCCACAGTGAATGGTTTCTTTCTGTTGGAAATGGTGTCTACCATCTCATGGTTCATGACGCCACCATTCTTGGCAAAGTCTTCTTCTTCTAACCAATGTGCAACTGAGGTAGTTCTGCCATCCTCTGTGGCATACCAACCTGCAGCAATATCCTTGTCCATCTGAACCAATGCCCAGAATGCATCAGTGTTGAAAACAATATCAGAATCAATCCACAACTGGTAGTCGTATTGAAGTTTACCCTGCCAAGGTAATTGATCAGGACCTGCAAGAACATTAGCACCAAGAACTTTACAACGTGCAAAGTTTACCATTGATGAATAATCTTGTGAAATCTGAATAGATGCTCCTGCCTGTACTAAATCAAAGCACAGTTGCACGAAGTTCTTCAGGAAAATATATGATACGCCCCGACCTGGAAGACAGAATACAATAGTCTTACCCCTAATCTTTTCTAAACACTCTTCTCTATTAAACAGGGGTTGTTGTTCTTCTGAAGGTGCTTTTGCTTTTACAGTAAATCCTTTTGCCATAAAATTATCAAATGTTATGATGATACGTATCAACTCAATGATACTGCATTATTTATTATTAGTCAAATACTGCAGTTACACTGATAATCTTTGCCTTTGGATTTCGTGCCTGGGCAGTTTCCTTTGCATCTTTATAATCTCTTGCATAGACTTCCTCATAGAAGATCTTACCTGCCACATACAATTGTACTTTACACTTCATTTTTAATTCTCCAATAATTCTATTTTCTGTCCCCACACCCATCTTGTTTCTCCTGTAGGATTTGGATGTAATTCATAATATTCATCTTCACCTAATTTTCTATAAGCATAATGGGTTCCATCCTCGCGTTCACAAATATACTCACACTTATGGGGAGAGTATAAACGGGCCTCAATGATCTTATCGCTTCTTTTTAGCATCATATTCAATTACAATTTTCCTGTGTTCTGTATACTTATCGCTGCAAACTAAGTATGTCAGTTTGCCACCTAAAAGTTTTGTAACATTCTCCAATTGATCCTTTGCCAATAATTCATTAATTTCCATTGTGATACCTCTTACATTGTATTTCATAGTTTGGGAAATGGTGCGTCCTAAGAGCATTGTATACAATAAATGCATTAGTTATGAAAATACACAGAAACATAACCAAACGAACTATAGCAACTTGGTCTGCTTCTTTGTCTGTACTTCCACTCTTTTCCCCCAAGGACTTTGCCACAATCCTCCACAGGGTCTTCTTATTCTTTTTCATTGTCAATTACTATAAGAAACTCTTCTACCTGAAAATCAGTAGAAACACCTGCACTAATCATCTGGGATATACCTGTGAGTGTTTTCTGGCATTCTGATAAGGTGCCCTCACAAAACACCCTGTCTCTTGCAATCAACCTATATGTCATTTTTTATACTGGGAAAATTTTTTTATATAATGGGTTCCAATAATACTTAGAGTGGCACACAGGCAAAGCACAATATACTCTAATTCCTCAAAAAAGTCTAGGAAATTTTTTACCTGGGGAAAATTTTTTTTATTCATCTTGATATCGCTCTCGCTGTTTGTCACCTCTGTAGGTTAGGGTAGTTGTGGTTTTTCGCATTACACCCCCCCACCAACCCTCAAGGGCACAAATAACTGCCAATTCACTATAACACACATCACAAATACTGTCAAGTTACATACACTGCCATTCTCACACATTCTCACACTATATTATAACCTGTGGAAAACTATTTTTCCACAATTTGTATAGTTTTCCACAGGGTTTTCCACAGGTTTGACTATAGTTTTCCACAGGCAAATTGACTGTCATTTGTTATAACTCCAGTGGTGCACTGTGTTCTCACTGATTCACACTTAAGACCTGTGGAAAACTATACTGTCAAGGGGTCATGTGCCAGTCCTAGGAGTGACTGGGGGTGCTTGACTTTTCAGAGAGTTTGTGATACACTGGAGGCCAAGATCACAACAACTAGACACATTTACAGGTACATACACTAATTAACACAAACAATACACATCACACTATTACATTTATTAACACATTTAATTTATCCACAAATCAACACACTTTCTGTGGAAAACTATCATAAACTGTGGAAAACTTCTCATCTAACTCTCCCCACAATGCAGT